AAATAAAGAGTGAGTAATGTCAATGCTGTTGATGACTACTAGGTACCGCATTGACTTCCCGATGTGTAGCTCAACAAGTCGACCAATCAAAAAGCCTAGGTCTGCAGTAGTTCCACGGAACTGGGTGTTCATTTCAAATCCAACAACAGTCTTGAACAAGTACTCAATGTCATACATAGTTCCAAGCTTGTGGATTTTAGCTAGTTCTTCAGTTGCCCCTGCTGTCGCTGCAGAGCCGTAGACCTGCTCAATAGTTAGGTTGTCCCTTAGCGAACCGTCTGACCTGATGTACTGGAAGTCGTGCATGCGGTTCAGCAAAATGGAGAACCCAATAGCTCCAGAAGTCCCTGTGTCAGGCATAACTTTGACAGGAGAAGCCACGTACTTCATGTAATCAACAGCTGCAGTTCCAGACACACTCATCGTGATGGATTGAGGGTTGTATAGGAACTGGAATCCGTACTTATTCATGTTGCTGAAGTTAGACACTGTAGCGATGTCGTTTGCACTAGCAGCGTCTACACCAGCAAAGATGTCGTTGAAGTAGTTAGTCTTTGGGATGTAAGTCTGAATCATTCCCTTGCTAGCTTGGCTCGTAGTCCACAGCTGTAGGGCGTCCGTTACACGGGCAGGGGTGTTGTTGATGTACATAGTCTTGTCAACAACTCCGCCTCTTCCTACTAAACCTACTTTTCCGTTGTCCATCAGACTGATGTTTCCAAAGTAAGCGTCTTTTACTCCACCAATGTTGTAAGTAACTGGCTTACCTGCAGCGTTGCCAGGGTCAACCGTAGGAGCAGCAGGAGTACCGCCTTCTTTGGCAGAGATAGTTGCTTGCGCAGCAGCGATGTCGCTCGTTGCTTTAGAGATGTCAGTCTGTAGGTTAGTGCGCTGAGTAGATTTAGACGCACGCTCTTCTGCAAGCACAGCTAGTTGAGCATTAATCTTTGCAATCTCAGCTTCGGTAGCCGCTCTTTGTGCAGTAGTTAGGTTAGTTGCCAGAGCGCTCTCTAGCCCCACCTTCTCTGTCTTTAAGTTAGCAATCTGGTTATCTAGATTTCTCAGCTCTAAGTTCAGAGTGGTTACCTGCTCTCTAGCAGCAACAAGTGCTGTAGAGCCTAGAAATGACCGCCAGTCAGTAGCTACTACCATTACCTAGCTCCCATCTGCGACATGAATGAATCCTCTTCTAGTTTTTGCTTAACAAGTTCTGCAAACCTCATAGCTTCAGCCTCGCTGGCGCTAGCTATGTTTAGGTGGATAGTTACAGAGTTACTTCCTCTGCTCACCAGAGTTGTTCCGCTAGCAGAAGAGCTGCCACTACTTGGAAGAAGAAGTGAAGCATAGTTAGACAAACTTGAACCGCCACCTACAGGTCCACCGCTAAGGCCTGCTCCACTACCTGACAATAGGCTTCCGCCACCGCTTCCGCCTGATGTGGGGAACAAGCTAGGCCTCAGGTCCTTACCAGTCTCACTGTTCTGCACTTCAAAGTGGAGATGAGGCTCAGCAGTTCCTGTGGAACCAGAAAGACCGATTTGCTGGCCCTTAGCTACTCTGTCTCCCTCTGAGACAAGGAACTCAGACAAGTGAGCGTAAATGGTGTCATACCCGTTACTGTGGCGTAGGCGGATGTACTTTCCGTAACCCTTAGTTAGCGAGCTCTGTCTAGCCTCTTCTACATAGCCATCGGCTGCAGCGTAGACAGGTGTACCTACGCCTACTCCGTAGTCAATTCCATTGTGAGTGCCATCCCAGAACTGAGTGCCAGGCTTACCGTAACCAGCGCTGACTGAGCCAGCGTCTGATACAGGAAGCCCTAAGTTGCCGCCAAGGTCAGTGTCAAACATTCCTCCACCACCGCCAGCGTTACCACTATCTACTCCCATAAAGTTGAATGGGTTTAGCATCGATAGCGCCACAGCTCCTAGCGCAGCCCCGAATCCTTCTGCGTCAAAAGCAGTGCCCGCAGCTCCCATGGCGTTTACGCTCATCAAAGCTGCAGCAGATACAGGGTTACCAAGGTTGGCACCTAGGTCATTGCCAAGAAGAGTAGATAGGAAGGCGTTTAGTTCACCGAACTCAGAGGCTGTCTTAGACACGTTCTGGTACAGAGTTTCTAGAGCGCCAGCAGCATTTGCAAGACCCTTGGTATAGCTAGGACCAAACTGCTCTAGTGAGCCTGTTTCTGCAGCATTGATTTTATAGATGTCAGCGAATGGGTTAGTGTAAGTCTCTAGCGCTCCTCCAGGACCAAACGCATCAGACATGCTTTTCTCGCTGGTAAAGTCCAGAGTTTTTCCTCCAGCCCTAGCGATAAGGTACATCTTTAGTCGCTCTTTAGCGGCAGCATCAATGTCAAGGCTTTCAATATTAGCTCCGAGGAATCCTCTACGAAGTTCGTCTTGAGTTTCAGCTACGCTAAGGTCGCCTACGATAGTCCTTCTAGCAAACTGTTCAAAGATGTCAGACTCTTTCATAGACTGACCAGTAAGCGGATTAGATGTAAAAATTCCTCGCTGTAGCAAGCTGGCGGATGTGCGTCCGCCAGTTAGGTTAGCCATGGACTGAGCAGCGACCTCATTCTCCATGTTCATGTAACGGCCGACGTTACCGATTTGGCTAATTAGAGTGTTGTAGTAAGGACTACTAGTGTTGACGCCTCGGCCCGAGAGAATAGCTGAAACAGTAGCGTCTGCCCCTACGGAAGTTACGCCGCCAAGAGCCGACAGGCGGCCTAGAGTTCTATTCTTAAGGTCCTCACGGCCGCTGGTACCCATAGAGTACATGCCCGCCATGTAGTATCCGCTTTCACGGACAGCATACTTCTCCATGCTGGGCATAAGAGATGTCAGTACACCAGTTCCAGCTAAAGCAAGGCCACCACCAGATAGGGCTCGACCAAAGAGGCTTCTTACAGCCCCACCAGTCATCATTCCTGAAATAGGGTTGCTTGTGTCAAACCCACCGAATGCGTTAGAAGATACACGGCCCAAAGAGGACGGCATCATGCTTCCGCTGCTAGCGCCGCCACCAGCTAGACCTGCTAAGTCATCTTTTAGACCACGCAGTTCTTGGCGGAGCGACTGTATGTCAGCGGTAAACGAATCAATCGTTGGGTTAGACGCCATCAGGTGTACTTCCTAGCTAAAACTCCGTAAGTTTTGGACATCTCTATCCAGTTCTTACGCTCTCGGTAAGTCATCGACTTGATTTCCTGGTAGCCCCAGCCAGGGTAGCTGCGGCTTACCAGTGCCCACTCAAAAAGAAGTTCTTCGTAGCCTAAAGACTTAGAAGCGAAAGATAGCCCCGAGACTAATCGGGACATCCACCTTTCCTCCGCAGTCCTCACAGGCTTCTTGCACAGAGCTGAACTGAGGTCCAGGATTTCTAGAAGTGATAGCATCCATGATTGCTCGTCTATCTGCAATTCCAATCGCTTGGACTTGCGTCTTAGACAGAACAGGCTGGCTACCAATCTGAACTACGCATCCTTCTAGAAGAATGGAGTTTAGTTCTCCTGCAGTCTTATCTGCATTGTGCATCATTTCTTTTTGAGTTTTACGGGACGGTAGCTTGACGGTGTAATCCGTCTTTCTACCTTTCACAGTAAATACTCGGTCTCCAACAGGGTCTAGCAGACTCTTGACGGTGATGTCCTCGTTGAGGTCTACTTCTACTCGCTTTACTACGGAGCAACCTTCGCAGTAACCGTTTAGTACGACAGTGTTGCCGAACGTGACTTTGTAGATGCCCAACATCAGGGCGTCTGCATCGCCAGACAACAGGTTGTCCAGTAGAGCCTCAGTAGCAGGCTCTTCACCTACAGAGACTACAGCTCTGCTGAGGATGGTGGTTAGAGACTTTCCAATAGTTGCTTGACGAGAGATTGCCTCTTCATCAAGACCATTTAGCTCTCTAACCTCAGCGGTGCTGTAAACCTCCCCGAGGCCACTTAGGTAGCCACCAGGGAGGGTTACAGAACCATCTGTAGGAGGTAGAAGAGTAATAGTCGGTAGCTCTTCAACAGGAGCAGCGGACATTGCCTGCTGTGCCAGTTGGTTTGCTAGTGCTGGGTTATCCGCAGCATTTAACGTATTGTTTGCCATGTTTTTCTCCTAGGTTGAATTATTAGCGGCCAGCGCCTACGTTGTCGAACGTAGCAGCGCCAGTGCCAGCGGCAACACCAGTTGCCCAGTTGACATCGAATCCTTCGTGAACCAGAGTCATGGACTCTACGAAGAGTGCGTTGTCAGCAGCGTTCAAGTCAGAGTACGCTACTGCGGTGACCCATGCGTTGTATACGTTGAAACGTAGCGCAACGTGGTCGTTGTCAGCTGAGTTAATGTTGTTTACATTGCCAGTGTTAGTTCCGCCAGCAGAACCTGGGATTGGGTGCGATAGCACTGCAATCTCTAGGTCGCAACGGAAGCTCTCACCCTGAACGTTCTGTGCACCGCCCTGAACGGTAGCGAATAGCTTGCGCATCCACTCCCAGTTCTGAGAAGTACCGACCTGAACACCACGGACCAAGTTAATTGGCTGGAAAGTGGTCTGGCCAGGAATCTGGTGAACAGTAGTGTTGTAGCCACCCTCACGGTAAGGGATACTCTCAGTGGTAACTGCCAAACCAGAAACTGAGACGAATCCCAGAGTCGAGTTCTTTAGTGCCGCAGGAACACCAGCTACGCTGTGTGGCTTGAAGGTAACCAGAAACCTAAAATTTCTGATTGGGTCGGTCGTTAGTGTCGACCTGTTATTGATGATAGTTGGCATTAGCTATTTCTCCTTCGGCTAAGCAGCGGTGGTCTGAGTCAGGTTGATGACAATGAACTCCGCAGGGTACTGCAGCGCAACTCCTACCTCAATGTGAACTTCGCCGTTAGCAATAGTTGCCTCGGTGTTGTTCTCTCCATCACACTTGACGTAGAACGCATCTGCAGGGGTGGTGCCACGTAGGCCGCCCTGGTTCAGGTAGCTAGTCAAGAAGACAGTTACGGTAGTACGTAGCTGAGACCATAGCTTTTCGTTGTTGTTCTCAAACAACGCAAACTCGGTCAGGTCCTTCAGGTACTTGCGGATGTAGATAAGTGAACGGCGCATGTTTACGTAACGGTTTGCGGTGCCGTCTTGCTGCAGGGTGCGAGCACCCATAGCAACCACGCCAGCGCCTGGAAGGTTACGGACAGCGTTCACAGGAGACACACTGTTGTTTAGCGAGTCAAGTTCAGCAGAGGTAAACGCACGCTCTACAGCGACAGCGCCACGTAGCTGAGCACCAAGACCTGCTGGCGACTTGAATGGGCCAGTCTGCTTGTCAGTCTGGATGTACAAACCAGCAACTGCACCTGCAGGACCAACACGGCGAAGAGCAGCAGAGCTGCGGCCTAGTGGGTCAGAGATGTAGATGTGTGGGTAGTACAACGCAGCGTAGCTGGTGTCCTGCAAGCTAGCAGAGTACGCAACAGCCTCAGTTGGAGTTAGGTCAGCAGCAGTGTCTACAACAGCGAAGCCGTTGTTGTTAGCAGCCCAGCTGATTACAGCGTCCTGAACAGTCTTTCCATTGGTGCTTCCTAGTACCTCAAGGATAGAAGGAGCAAACAGAACTAGAGGACGGTCAACAGCACTGAACCCTGATACAGCGTTAGTGAAGTCAGAAGCGGCTACAGCAGACCCATTAGTACCACCAGTTAGTGGTAGACGGCTAGTTGCTGGGGCAGCGACAGTGCTGGTGATGTCTACTGAGATGTACTGTGAGCTAGTGTTCACGATGGTTTCAATGTAGTTAGATGCAGCAGAGTCCGACATGCTTAGGCTGTTGAAGCGCTCAACAATGATGTCGTTGGTTGCGTCTACGTCACCGCTCGAAGAGCCACCCTCTTTGTAGACAACAAGGTTTACGAGACCGTTGTTTACAGAAGAGAACTGGATGCGAAGGTTGTTTCCGTCAGCGCCCTTGTTCTTAGCAGTGATAGTTCCTAGGGAAGTGCTACCAGTTGCAGGTGCGATGGTAACTGCAGCCTGAGCTGCGTTCGAGGCCAGCACACGCTTTACGTAGAGCTCACTTCCGCCATTCTGGAAGTAAAGCCCTACACCAAAGGTTGCTGGGTAAGAGGCGTTGTATCCGCCGAACTTCTGTACGAAGTCGTACCAAGAAGTTACAAGCGTAACAGCCTCGGGACCCTGAGCAAACTCGCCTAGAACGGCACCAGCTGCATTAGCGGTACCCGTGGTAGCGATTGTCGCAGGGAGTTGGCGCTCATTAATGTAAACGCCAGGACGACTGTAGGTCATCTGTTTTCTCCTTAACTAAT